TGAAGCGGTTCAAGAGGTTAAGTTAATCCCTAACAACTACCGCAATGCTGCTAAGATGATGGACTTGGAACACCGCAAGATCACTCCAGATGCAGACGGAAACGTAGCTGAACTGGTTGACTTGCTGGACAAGAACAAGAATCAAGTCATTGATCCCAAGACAGGACAGCCAAAGCAGGTCTGGAATAAGGCTGGCAAAACGCTGTTCTCATCTAAGGAACGTGAAGCATTCTTCAATCTAGCACACCGCTGCATCGAGTTAATGCCTGAGCTAGAAGGACAACACGGCGAAATCAGAGAGGACTTCATTGCCGAGGGTGGGCGCACAGTCACCACCAAGGTAACAAAGGGCTCGATGGTTCAGACGTTAGTCAAGCCACGCAAGGGAGCAGCACCAGCCAAGTCGTTCGACATTCAGGGAACTGAATACTCATCGGCTGAACTGGAGCGTCTCGCTGCCGAAGGACTGATTCAAATCAATCAGCAGAACTAATTAGTAAACCAAGAGAGGGTCGGGGAGTAACATCCTCGGCTCTCTCTTTTTATTTCAAACCAGAGGAAGGAGGATAATCCCGTGAGCATAGAGAAACTTGAGAAGATTAAAGAAGAAATCAAGCAGAGCAATGATGCTAGAATAGAGAAGGAGACGCAAGGCATGGTAGCAGCAGCCTGTTTCACTCTAATGCTAGTTGTCTGCACAATCCTGATCGTTATAGGAGCATTCAAATGAGCCAAGATCAGCACATAAACGAGCTACTCTGCAAGATTCAGGTGCTAGAGAAGAATCTGCAATCATCAAGCAGGTGTAGCGTTAAGATGTATAGAAGCTTAGGTGAACGCATAGATAATATAGAGCAGTTCATCAACCTAAGATACAGTTCAGAAGAACCCCTCAGTGAGAAGGAAAAGGACTTAATGGAGGGACAATTCCAATTATTTAAGGAGGACTAAGCAATGAATCCAGAGAGAGATATGAAGTTAGTAGATAAAGTATCCAAGCTAGAGCAAGATATGATCCACACAAACCTAGGCATGAGCATGATTGTCGAGCGGGTGGAGAAGGAGTTACTAGCCATGAAGCAATCCTTTGACCACATAAGGAGAGAAGAGAAGCTGATAAGAAAGCGGCTCACCTTGCTAGAGGAGGAGGTAAAAGCTGGCAGAGTGGAGACGGATTCCCAAAACACTGTCTCCAGTTATCTCCAGACATCTCCACAATACTCACAAGAGAATAGAATAGAATAGAATAGAATAGAATAGATTATATATCTATATAGTGTAAGGAGCTTTGAGCATATAAGGGAATGATGCTACGGGAGAGCCGTAGATATGTGTTTAGGGGGTAGGTTTTTCCCTCTGTCATTGGCACACTTGAAACAAACCTTATATGCTCTCTCAATCTCGCGCTCCTGTCCGTCCTGCGACTCCTTTCAAATAAAAAAATGCAGGTATCTAATCGGGCAGGAGACAATTTCAAACCAAACAAGTAACCAAAGGAAAAACATGAAAGTAAAAAGAAAGGGTAATGCCCCTCGACTACAGAGGTTCATTGAAATGTCAACCGATAGGCATGAAGAGATGCTAGGAATGTACGATTGGAAACTGAAGTACGTTGGATTCTCTTTGTCCTTCTGCATTAGCGACATACTGAATGGCTATATGCTTAAAGAGAATGTGATAGGCATGAACGCAAACACTAAAATGGAAAGTCTATCAGACCTAGAGAAGGTATGTGAGAGCTACAGTGAAGCTCCGTGGAGTATTAAAGAGCCACAGGTCACAGTGGACCCAGAGAAGTTCTCGAAGAGGGCGTGGATGGATACCGCTGTATGGCTGCTGCTTAATACTAAGTTTGTGCAGCCAAGAAATGTGATGCCTGATTACGACAGATCAGATGAGCGTTATGAGTGGGAGGGCAGATGGCACTGGGATAAGTATTCAGATAAATACGACAAGATCGTAGCAGACAGGCATTGGGTAGCAGTAGACCCAGACAAATTCAATGAGTACATAGATCAATCAATGCCTAGCGTTCTCATGGACATAGCAATAAACAAGTAACCAAAGGAAACAAATGAGTAAGTCACACGTTGCAATGGAAAAAAATATCTGTCTTGTGACAGGTAAGGAATACGAAACAGGTTCGCTACTATTAGCTACGCGATACTATAAAGGTGAGCCAACTGTAGACCTAGAGGGAGAGAACAGAAGGACAGGCTTAGGTAATAATGTAACAGGCAATGGGTTCTGCCCTGAAGTTCAGGAGAAACTAGATGCAGGTTATGTTGCCTTAGTCTGCATAGATAGTAAGAAGTCAAATGATACTAACAGTAGTAAGATGCACCCTAATGATGCGTATAGAACTGGCGAGGTCATATACATGAAGAGAGAGACGGCTTCTAAATTCTTCAATGTGGAAATGGAAAACATGGCGTTCATTGATGAGAAAGTAACCGAGATAATAAAGGATCAGGCTCATCCAGATGATGTTGAATAGGTAGCTTTTAGGCTGCTGCAACACCGTTCATGGCTGGCTGTTACTGCAGGGCTAGTCGTGGGCGGTATGCAGTTGCTTGATAGTATCAGGTAACTCAACTAGAACAATGGAAGATACACAAGAAACCAAGATGGCTCATGACTTTGAAGTTGTGAGTGGAAATGTCATGTACCCCAGCGGCCCACAAGAAGGGCGTCCGATTGAGGGTTACAAGGCAATATACAGGAGAGACAATGGCTTATGTCTAGGCCAGCACTCAGATAACTATGGTATCGTGCAATATCAGGACATTAAAGAGTGCGTAGACAATGCCATTGAGTTCTACCTAGGAGAGAAAAACATGAACGATGTCGGACTCAAGTTCCAATCGCAGACGTTTCCAGCTACCCGAACCAAGGTAGACGGAGGCAAGTGCTTTATGAACTGGAGTCTGCCAATGTTCCAAGAGACGGAGGTAAAGACAGGCGACATACTAGCATGGGATGTTCGCATCAAGACTAGCCACGATGGTAGCTGGTCTGTTGAACCTGAAACTGGTGTTACTCGTGTGGCTTGCATGAACGGCTGGACAACACGGTCAGTAATCAAACGAGCTACGCTCAGGCACACCAAGCACATCAACATAGAAACCATAGTCAAGGCACTGAACAATTCCCTAGAAGATTTCCGTATGGGAGTCAACGAGTACGGGTTCTTGTTCAGAGACTTACGCACTCAAGTTACCTGCCAAGAAGGTCTTAACATGATTGAGAACCTGTTCGGTCACGGTAGGAAGAGCACACGCAAGGCTGTCCAAAGCATCTGGGCGCAGCCGAAACGCTGGAATAACATACCGGATAAAAGACATCCATTCGAGGGTAAGACTTGGCACAACCACTTCCACAATAACAACAGGCTTGTTACTCTGGATGAGGGTACTAGCAGAGAGGAAGCATGGAAGTTCCCGCAGCGCACGGATCAGGAAGCCACCGCTGCTGTTGGTGATCTATTCAACTGCATCACGCAGCACCTCACGCACGAGGATGGATCACTGGTCAAGCGGTCAGTAGAAACCCAGCGTGTACTCAAGGAACTGATTGACTTCTGTGCCAGAGATGATGACAAGTTCGAGCAGATCAAGCTCACTGGTCAGCGTGTTACTAAGCGCAAGTCAAGCAAGACACCTAAGAGTGGTATCACTGGGTACGCCGTGAGAGAGCACCGACCTCTTTCTGCTACACTCGGCCAACCAATAGACAACTAAAAGAAATGGAGGGGCAGGGGGCTGATGCCTAATTTCCCTGCCCCTCCTTTGACGTTACGAGCGAGGAGTCGTGAGAGTTGTAATGACTGAGAGGAGGTTAATCAAATGAAAGATACTAGTCAAATATCACAGGTTATGCCCTACCGAGTTGAACCCATGCAAGTGAAGTTTATGGAACAAGATATACCTGACTACTACAAGTATCGTGTGGTAACAGTTAGTGGCAATCCCGCTGGGCCAAGGTTGCTAAAGAGTAACCCGCCGCCTTATGTTAAAAGCTGGGGGCCGTTCGATACATGGGAGGAAGCTGAGTCTTTGATGGACTTACTTACTACCCACACCAAGAAAGCAGAAGAAACAAAATTCAAGAGGAGGAGGAAGTAATGCACTTAATAAACATCACCAATGTAAAGAAGGAAGCAATAGAAACATCTAAGAGATTCAAAGGTGGCAAGTTCACTATGGTATCCAAGGAGTTTCTTAACGAGGTTGAGGAGGACGTTCGGTTGCTGGTGTACAAGAAGGTCATGGCTCACCCAAGTAAGGGCAAGACATTGCGAGCACTTCGTGGTTGACCTGTAAGTACAGGCGTACATATAATGCGCCCGTGCCAATCAAGATCACTAAGAAGGACAAGTACAAGGACGGTAAGAGACTCCGTTCCTATCGACTATCAGACGCAACAGTCGGAAGGCTGGATGAACTAGCTAAGTCTACGGGTAAGTCAAAGACTGAGGTAGTCGAAGAACTCATTCATCTCGCGGAGGTAGACGATGAACTCGAAACAGAAGGGAGCTAGAGGCGAGAGGCTATGGCGTGATGTCATACGCTCTTATGGATTCGATGCAATCCGAGGGTGTCAGAACGCTGGCCGATTCGCAGGAGGGCAGGAGGCTCCCGATGTAATAACAAACCTGCCTTTCCACTTTGAAGTTAAGTTCGTAGAGAAACTCAATGTGTCTAACGCAATGGCTCAGGCTAAGAATGATTGTGATGGCAAGCCACCGTTAGTAGCACACAAGAAATCTAGAGAGAACTGGTTGGTTACAATGGAGTCCGACCTTTTCTTTCAACTAGTACGGGGCGAAATCCCCATTAACCAAGAAGGAAAATAAGTATGAGCGAAGAGAACCAAGAGAGTGTTCCCGTTACTGCGGAACAGCAAGTAAATGCACTGAACAAGGTCATTGAGGAGATGGCCGAACACATGGAAGAACTGCAAGCCAAGCTGAAAAGCAAGGAAGATTGGTCAATATCAAGCCCTAGCATTAAGGGTGTGGCGATGGCCTTATCGAAAGCGCAGCCGGAATGGGCTGATGGTGTTGTGGAGACAGGTAGGAACCCGCACTTCAAGAGGCCTGACGGTACGCCTAGCACGTTTCAGCAGCTTGGTGATTTAGTTGCCAAGGCTGGGCCTATCCTAGCTAAGAACGGGCTGGCAGTAACCCAAAAGACAGTACCCAAGGAGACGAGTGCTGGTGTTAGAATGTTCCTAGTCACAACAATACTGCATGGGTCAACTGACACTTGGCTTAGGGGCTACTGGCCTATGTCACCTGATAGAAAGGGGCAACAGGCACTAGCCAGTGAGCACACATACTCAAAGCGTCAAGGCTATGGCGGTATGCTAGTTATACCACCCGCCGAAGATGACGATGGTGAAGCTTCAGAAGGGAGAGGTAAGTAGTGGCTAAGGACGCGTCCTCTAAACCAGAACACGGGGGGCGCGTCCCTACCATACGAGAATGCGATGAGTTTAATCGTGCCTTTAACAAGTGGTACAAGAAACGATTCGGAGGAACTTATGGGTATAACAAGCACAAAAACACTAATCCCAGAAAATCTGGAAAAGAGAACGGCCCCTAGTAGGCATCATAAAACCCTATCACCATCCTCATTCCCTGCCCTTGAGGCTTGTCCTTGCTACAAGTCTAGAGAAGGAGGGAGTAGTGCGGCTGCTGATAGGGGGAACGAACTACACGAACAACTAAGCGAGCTACTACAAAATGAGTAAGACTTACGAGAAAGAAATTGTAGAGGCTGCTGAATACATAAAGCGTGTGTCTGGCGATAACCCAATCGAGTCAGAGATAGAGGTCAAGCTGATGCGTGATGGTGAAGAGATAACATTCGGAACCTATGACGCATATAGTAAAGGACATCTGTTCGACTTAAAGACAGGTCAGATGGAAAGGAACTATGTACCGCAGATGGCTGTGTATGCAGCAGCTATATGTCAGCGGGATAACGTAGAACAAATTACCTGCCACCTGATCTACTCTTCTCTGGGTAAGATCGACCAGTTCACATTCAGCAGGGAGGAAGCTGAGACACTTGCGTTTCGTATTGTAGATTCAGTTAACAACCCAACCAGATCGCCTAACCCATGTGACTACTGTAACTGGTGTCACCACACTGAGTATTGCACCGCACTCAGGTCTACTGCAATGACGGTAGCCGAGAAGCAAGGGCTGATACTCAAGGAGAAGGTCGATGCAATCACGGACGGCAAGACAATGGGCGTGTTTAGTGACGTTGCTCAGGTCTGCGGTTCGTTCATTGAAATGGTTAAAAGGAAAAGAGATGAGTTCGACGAGGTAGATGGATGGTCAAGGTCTACCCGCAAGGGAACCAAGAAGATAACAGATATAACCGGAGCACTGATTCAGTCAGGACTGCCAGCCGATGTATTTGTTAACGCCTGTACCGTGTCGTACTCAAAGCTTAGGAAACAATTTGCTGAACACAAAGGAGTCAGCGAGCAAGAAGCAGATAGGGAATTGTCCACCCTTATCTCTTCCGTAATAAAAGAAGGACACCCAGTTAAATACTGGAGAAAGGATAAAGCATAATATTATGCCACAAGAAAAACTAGGTAACGGAGTTCTGATGAAGAACGGTTACAAAGAAGAGGGTGACAACAAGCCAGAGTACACTGGGCCTTGCACGTTAATGGTTAACGGTATGGAGCAGGAGGCAGAGATCGCCGCTTGGCTCAAGACTGCATCGAAAGATACGGCACGGCTCAAGACAGGTGACAAATACTTCAGCTTCCAGATTAGCGAGAAGTTCAAGAAGGACATTGCTCCTCAGAACAACGCGCCTGACGACGATCAACCTCCATTCTAGGACGTTATGAGCGAGCGAGCATCATACGCTAGTAGGAAATGGGGCAAGGTTGGGGCAGTAGATAACCCCGACAAACAACAAGCTGCCGTTCTTGATAGAGCGATAGCTGCTGTAGCAATAGTTAGCGGAATATCACCAGCCAGAATTGTCAACAAAGACAGAAGGCCTGAAGTATGTGACGCTAGGTTTATTGTTTATCATATCTGCATGAACGCAAACGTAGAGTTCTCTCGGAGCAGTCTGGGTAGGGCTCTTGGCAGGGATCACGGCACTATCATCAATGGTATTAACATCGTTGACGAGAGACTAGACCCTAATGAGAGAGCGTTTGCTGAGTTCCAGATGCTATACAAAAGGACGTTGAAAGAATACGAGAAACTAAAACATGAGAAAGACCCCAAACGTATGGTACAGGAACTCTGTGTACATGATGGATGACAAGGAAATGATCTACCTCCAGAAGCGTGACTGTGCTGGTTGCGCTGTATGGGAGTGGGTCAAATCCGACTGCTGGAAACGCACCAGACCTGATCTCAGGGAGCTATCCGAGATAGAGAAGGAAGGTGTAGCCGAGGCTCTAGGTATGTTTACCGAAGAGGGTATCGGAGACTCAGCCAGATTCGACAGGATCATTGAACTGTTTAAGAAACTTAAATGGATTAACGATGCTGGAGAGATCAAGGGCTGGGACAAGTGGCAGTCAGTCAACACCAAGGTAGAGGACGCAGCAAGAAAGCGTGTGGAATACTGGGAGAAACGTACAGAAGATTACGATACCCCAGAGATACCACCCCCGCTGGACACTGATGAGTTCAAGATGAAATGGGAAGAGTATGAGAAGTATCGTAGACAAAACGGTATGAAGAAGCTCAAGCCTATCTCAGTGAGCAAGATGTGGTCAGAGATGTGCGGGTGGGGCGGTGCTGAACCTGCTATACGAGCTATCGAGACAACCATGACAAAGGGATGGCAAGGTATATTTGCCCCCAATAATGGTGGTGGTTCGGGTAGTAAGGGCAAGCCGCAAACCTACGCAGGTAAGCTGTGGGCTCTAGGAGAACACAAGAAAACACTCGTCGAAGAACGGAACAGGCTCAAGGAATGGGAGCCGACCAAAGTAGACGAGATCAAAGAACTGAATATCAAGATCGGTAAGATCAATAAGTCGATCAAGGAATTGGAACCTGATATTTAGTGCAACCTACCTAACGGGCTCGGTAATGTAATCAGACATGGACTCACCGCGCATCGCCATCTTCTCCATTAAGACGTTGGCAACATCCTGAGTCAGTATCTTCTTACTAGCCAAGTCCGTTAGGTAGACCTTTACTTCTGCTGGCTGCATTCCCTGAATCTTCTTCAACACCACCGATGCCCGTGCGGCAGACGATGAGTTCTTCAATCTTATTTCATCAGGCTCAAGGCCAAGAGCCATTTCCCTCAACCTTCTGATTATTGCCATGTTCACCAACTCCTCATTACTATTGCGAGGAACAGGCAACATCCTAACTCTATCCTGAATGGTCATCCCCCTAGTGTCCGTCATAAACTTGTCAACCACACGCCGTCTCATAACACGCTGAGTAGCATCCAGCTTGTTCTCGTCGTTCAGTATCTCATCAAGCTCAGTCTCTTTCAGGAATGTGCTACGGGCTAACCTACTCAGCAGCGGCGTAGATGAAAGCGTCCGACCAATAGGCATCGTTCCATCTTGGTTCGGTATGCCTGTGTTCTCAGGTGGCGTGAACTGCGTAAGCAATCCGGCGGTCAGTCCGTTGACCATGTGCTCCATCCTTAAAGCACCCAACCCAAAGTGTACGTTCCTGTATATGTTTGGTGTCTTGTCAAAGAACTGCTGGCTAACGTCTGCTCTCTCCAGTGAGGGAGGTACGATTGGCTTGTGCCTAAAGAAGTTCCTGTTACTTAGAACCTCTATCGGGCCTTTCAAGATCGGGTTAAGGCTGGACATCACACTCTCACCTGTCTTGATAACCTCACCATCAGTAATACCAGCAACATTAACTGGCATACTAGCCTCAACCCAGTGACCTAACATTTCGCTAACTGCCTGTGGGTCTTTCTGATAGTACCAATCAAGAGCCTTCTCCATCGTGTAAGAGAACAAGCCGAATGTCTCCCTTCTGGGAATCCTGATGTAGTCAGCAACCATCTTACCTTCAATGTACGGATGCTCAAAGTATTCGCCTAGAGGGATGTGTATGTAGTTCTTCTTATCCTCGTCAGAAATCTGGTCGTAATCATCTTCACGATCCTCGTTCCTTCTGTTCATTGACCAAGCCCAGATCGTAGGCAGGACTGCGAATGCGGAAATCTTCATACCGACCATCAGTGCTTCACCCTTCTCCTGAGATGTACCGCTGAACACCTTAGACAATCTACTGAGGTCACGCTCAACACCCTGTATTCTGGCGTTAAAGAACAAGAAGAGTATGTTCAGTGCCTCATTCTTTGTGACTTCACCTTGCCTCAAGAAGTCTGGGGAGCCAGCGAAGTTCCTTATCTCAGTGGCAATGAAGTCCATCTTCTCATCAATCTGATTCTTGATGGCTACCTTTGCGGCGGATGTCTTAGCCTTATCCATCTTGGATCGTAGCTTCTCTATCTCTTCAAAGCCCATCATCCTCTGCATACCCACCATCTTAGATGTCTGCTCAAGAGTCTTACCAAACTGAGAGAGCTTTGCAGTGACAGCCGTTAACGGGTTCTTGCGTGACAACTTCTCCCCACTGAGAACGTCTCTTATGTGGTCAGGCTTGTGGAAGTATTCAGCAATGGTTGATCCTGCTGCTCCACTGTCAATGAACTCTCTATAAAGATTGTCTAAGCTTTGAGTAAACTCAGGCGACTTCTCAGACATCAGGTTCTTGATAGAGTTAGGTGTAAGGTTAGCCCACGATGCTGCCATCATTGCTCTGATGTATTGCTGCGCCAGCACCCACGGGTTAAGACCTTTATCTCTATTCTTCAGCCCAGCCCTAGATGTAGTCAGTAGGCGAACAGGGTCAAACATTGCAAAGTTAAATGCTTGGAAGAATATATTAACACCAGTAGCACCCATCTTAAATATATCACCAAACACCTTCATTGCTCTGTGTGCTTGGGATGCACTCACTGGCGTGAACCTGTTAGCTACATCAGTAACGCGCTTGTCCAGTGCAATGTAACGCTTGCGTCCGTTCTCGTAGAACATTAACGCACCCTTGCCTGAGCCTTCCGACAAATCTTCTGGGTTTATTATCCTAGTGATGTGATTGCCGTCAGGATCAAAGTCATTTCTCCATAGGTCTATCTTCTTTATGTACTCATTCTTCTCCGCTCTCAGCGTACTGTAGTAAATCTTAAACCTACCAGCATCCATCGGCTTAACGATAGTCTCACCTACGTCAGTGATTCCCTTAATGGTCTGGCCGAACGTGTCCTCTGGGTTGCGGTTAAAGTACCTAACAACATAGAAGGGAACGTAGAATGATGTGCTTCTCTGTATGGAGTTGTACAGTGTGGGGCTGAGTACGCCAGCCTGACGTAGCTTCATCAGTGCTCCCTCCATGTGCGAGTGATACTGTTCCTGCGCGTCAACAAACTTACCAGTAACCTCACCGTTCACCACATCAAGAACTTCAGGGTCAGCTATCTTATCCTTGAGGAAGTTAATGCCTGAGTAGTAGTCATCCTTGAATGAGTTCCAATCTTTGTACGGTGCAACTTCTTTCGAGATGCCAAGTATTCTGAGGTACTCCATCTCAAGTTCATCCCTAGTCTTTTTAATACCATCAACTACCCAGAAGTCTTGGTTGTCATCCCTGAGATCAAACTCAATCGGGTCGCCCTTCTCATCCAGAACCCAGTTGCTCTTATCTTGGAACTGTCTAAGCCTAGGCTCTAGCTCACCCATCTTAGTCTGCTGATCTATTAGGCGAGACTTGATCCGCTCAAGGATAATAAAGTCAGACCACTCATCATCTATCATTCCTCTTGCCTTACCCAAAGCACCCTCTACATCACGCTCCATAACCTGAACATCCCAATCCGCTTTAGGTGCAGCACCAGCTTGGAGTTCCGCTAGATGGGCTAGGTTTGTTTTCCCTTGCAGTGATGTCTTATCAACGACCTTCTGTAATACCTCCCAAGGATGCTGAGAACTTACGAATGCGCTCTTAAACTTATCCCAAGTAGACATTGAGTTTTCTACTAGAGTCTTTGACTCCTCTGGAACTTCAGTCTTTGCTTTGATTATATCGAGGACTTCCTCGCCTGATCTAGCTCCTCTCTTTCTGGCAAACGATCCGGTTATCTCTACGTCCGAGTCATCGAATATGACGTAGTTGTATCCTTCTCTGCCATCATCATATCTTTCTGCGCTCTCGTACTTGTTACCCCTGATACCGTTATCTAGCAGGAATAGAGATGCCTTCTTCTGTCTCTCAACTGGTGTTAAAGAGTTAATCAACCCCGCTGGGTATGCCTTTTCTAGTACAGCATAATATATTTCCCTTCCGCTGTTTAAGTTCTCTGGAAGCAAGCCTACCTTGTTTTCTATTCTATCTAAAGCGTCTTGAACTGTCTTGCTCTGCCTGTGCCTAGGTTCTTCCCACACCATGTATTGATCTTCAGTAGGCGCAAGCTCTACCTTATATCCGAATCCGGTGCTAGTTCGGCCTCCAAGCTGACCACCACCACTTCTTAACCATTTGTACGACTCCGCTACTTCCTTAGTGCTTGCAAAGTAAATACCCCAACCGTAATCACCTTTTTCCGATTCTCGAATGTCAAACCTATCAAACATCCTACCTGATCCGTGGTATGCAGCAGCGAACAATGCTAGGTCACTTCTAATTGCTTTCCAAACCTCTGGGCTGTACTCAATAACCAAGTTCTCGTTTATGTTAGCCTTGCTCGCCTTATCCAGAACAAAGCTAGAACCATTAGCAAAGTATAGATTCTTGCTGTAGGTCAGAACCAAGCCGCTAGTCTTACCAGCAAACTGATTAACGTAAACCTTACCGTACCCTTCCGGTGAGCGTAATGGGATCGGAACTTTCTCGGCATTGAGTCTAGGTCTGCGAGAATAAGTAGCCCTCTTCCTTACTGATTCAGACAGGTGCAGTGCCACCTCTTCAAGTATGCTACCGCGAGCAGCGTCTAACCCAAGGGCTTCTGATATAAGCTCAAGGATTCTATTGAAAGCCGTGCGGATTATACCCTGATCCTTAACCTGAATACTCGATAGTAACTCTTGGACTTGCGGGTCTGAGATAGCGTGAGCAATGAACTCCCTGTTGTCCTGCAAGAAGTACCTATCAATGTCTGACCCACGCTTGTCTAACTCAGCAGTTACCTGTTCCCGAAGCTTTGTGAGCCTAGAGTTTATACCCTTATCCTTGTGTACATCAAAGGTTACAGAGTGGATGAACTCCTCAAGAAGCGTGTCAAAGTTCTCTACATCATCACTTATCCGTGTCGGGTCAATTACAATCTGGTCGTTTATCTGGTCGTACATACCAGCACCAGCGATAGGATTCTCCATGCTCGCTAGGAAAACATCTGGGCTGTGACCTTTCTCGAAAAGATATTTTACCAGCGGTTGAATCCTCTTGGCTCTCGCCCTAGCCTCACCCTTCAAGGGAGCGAAAACTGTGTCAAAGGCTTCTGAGATATTAAAGTTACCCTTCTGCTTGCCATACCTTACCAAAGAGTTCTCAGTGAACATATCGACGTATGGCCTGTTCTTTCTACCTCTTGAGAATAAACCAACCTCGTCAAACGCTGTTCGCAAATCTTTCCTAGTAAGGAACACATCCTGAAACTCCCTTTGAGAATCATGGAAGGCACGGAGATACCTGTTCTCCATATCAAGCATCATCTTACTGATCCGCTTATTGCTGTACTTCTTAGCAACTTTAGCGGCGGTCATCTTCGGGTCATAGCTTGCCGTCTTAGAACTAGGATCACCGATTGCGTTCAGGTAAGGGGGAACAGCTTCCATTACCTCACCGTTAATCTTCACCTCAATGCCACGCTTGCTTCTTTCTACGCGACTATCCCTGACGCTGACGATCTTGTTTATCTGCCGCCGGATTTCGTTCATCCGTGTTCCTCTGGACTTCTGACCTGCAAGCTCGTTGTTTAGCTTTTTAAGTAATACTTGGTTGCGCCAAATCTCTTTCTTAACTACGGACTGCCTAGCTAATAGTTCGCCCAAGTATTCCTTAACATTCCTCTCGACCCAGTTAGCTTTCTCCCAGCCCTTAGCACCCTTAGCCCATTTGGGTCGCCTACTAGCTATGGTAAGGGGAACTGTCTGGTTGCCTCTGCGGATGCCCCACTGGAATGGCTGTCCTTTAATAACATTACCACCCGTCTCTGGGTCTAGGGATACAAAGCCGCCACCTATCTGTGGGCCAGTGCCAATGCCTCCCATCTTTACTTTTATCTTAGTGTTAGCCTCAGATGCTACTACATTGTTTTCCTCAAAGCCCTCGAACTGAGCTTTAATAGCGTCATCACTCCACTTAATAAAATAACCAGACCACTTGGGGGATTCGGGTGTGGATAGGTTTTGGGAAATCCAGTTAAGTGCTTCAGCGAATTTACCCTTAGACTCCTTGCCTAGCTCGCTATATCTATTGGGAGATATTTCTGGGCCTAACTCTCTCAGGTTCATCATCTCGCTAAGAACCAATCTCCTAACGTGCTGCTTAAACCTTTTACCGTTAAGCTCATCTATCTTCTTACGAATCTGTATTGCTTCTTCCTTTAGCTGGTACAGATCAGACTCGACCTTTGGCCTATCCTTCTGGGCCTTCATCCTCCAATCAACCCTGTTGGCGAACTCAGGAATAATAACCTTAGTGTAAATATCTTGGTTGACCCTAGAGTAATGCCACCAAGGCTGATCCTTCCAGCCAGACAGAGACTCAGGAGACTCATCCTCATGCAACCTTTTCCTGAAGTCGGACAAGAAAGACCTTACAGCAATCTTGGTCGCCTCCATTGCCCGTATCTTTTTGCTGCCCATGTTGGCTAGTTCAGTAGAGCCAGAATGGTAGTCCTCTATAACGGAGTCTATTTTTGTAAGATCAGCACCCTCTACACCCTCCTCGACTTCAACAAACTCCTCCCCGTCAAAAACAAGTTCCGGTATTTGCGAAGTGAAAACTTGAAGTTCTTTATCTGTAAACCTTTCGTCGGTTACAGTCTCTTCAATAACTTCAGCCCTAAATCCACCTTCCTCTCTAAGATCATCCCATCCGGTCATGCTACCTTCTGAGAACTCACTCGCTGTACGGGTCGCTGTTGCCCCTCCTGCTATGTTGCGGGACTCACCTCCTGCTACACGAATCTGCTTCTTAGACCTACGCTTGCGTTCCTGCTCTGAAAGCCTCTTACCTTTAGTTGACTGACCTCCCTTAACTGACTCGATCCTAGCCTCCTCTCTTCGCCGTGCTCGAACCTGATCCAAGAAGTTTCTTTTTAGAATAGCCGCACCGGATATAGGTGCTTTGGTTCTGGCTACTCGCATTATGTCAGGGCTTAGAGCGGCTTGCTCAGGGGTAGCACCACGACTTATCTCGTTGTCCATTACCTCTTCTGCTCTGCGTCTTAGCTCCTCAATCATACCCGCCCTGAACTGAACCCTACCCTCTTCAGTTGTAGTTCCTTGAGCGTATGTGTTGAATCCGTGCAGAGCATCGTAAGCCATGTCGTATGCTTCAGTGCCAAACTCTCTAACATTACCTGCTGCAAGCTTTAGTGCAGAACGACGAGCACCCTCAAAGTAATTTATCTTTTCTATGGTTCCCGACTCAGGATCAATAGCATTCCAACGCTTGCCCCAGTTATCGCTTTCAATGCCCCAAGAACCGTAAATAGATATAGGGAAGTCCTTTGACTCAAGCCTTTGAAATAATGGATGCCACTCCCTGCCTGAAGCTTCAGCATCTCTAGCGATTGATTTCTTGTGAAGATTGCCAGTGAGAAGCTTGTTGAGTTCGTCAGGGGAAATCTCAAGCTCCTGCTCAAGAACTAAGTCCTCACGCTCTGGCCTCTTGCCCTGAGTAAAGCCCAGAAGCTCACGCTCGGATGACTCGGCTGGGTCGGTAGACATTACCTGCTTGCCTATGCGCTGCTCTAAACTCCTTATGTCACCTTCACCGCCATACTCTCTAGCAAACTGAGGTTGCCCACCGAAAATACCTTGATCGGGAATCTGGGCATCACCTCTCTTGCCAACTCTGCGAACACTCCTCTTAGCTTTCGGCTTATCTTCACCCTCTGGGAACTCCTCAAACATTGCGTCCTGCTCAGTGGCGGGATCACCTATCTGGCTCATCTCCTCCTCTGTAGGTCTTAGCTCATTAGGAAATAGCTCTGCTGGTAGAGAATAGAAACCACCGCCCTCACCCGAATCCTCTGGCGGCTCTGGCGCAAATAGATCGCCTTGATTGGGGTCGCCCTTCCTTCTCCTAGCAAACGCTACTGTGTCATCTTCGCTTG